AAATAATTTGATTGAATCTCTCATATAATGTTTTCTTTAATTAATATTTCTTTTACTTTTTCTATAAGATCTTCTATAGTACCTGAGTTGTCAATATGATAATCAAACTCAGCATCATCTAGAGATGTTTCACTTGGATGTAAGTCTTCTGCTTTTGGTGTGTGAATACCTGTTCTGCTTACTCTAATAGTAATACCTTTTCTTTCTTTTACAGCATCCATTTCATTAGGAAATCTCATGTCTGTAATAATCCAATTAGGTTGTTTTACTCCATAACTACCATCTGTTTTACTATTAATCTCGTTAATAATAGAATTATAGGGGTATCTACTCATTAAAGCATTCACCCATACATTTGTATGTAATCCATCACGCATTGCTTCTGTACCAAGCTTTTGTAGAAAATCTCTATATGTCATAGGTATAGAAACTTTACTTCTTCCTGATTGTTGTAGTTTATTCCAACACTTAGGCATTTCTTGTTTCTTAAACTCTTGGTCTTCAAACTTCTCTACAGCAATACCAGTTAGAAGGGAAGCTATTTCTTTTAGCTTCCCTGCAAACTTTTTATCTTCCCAATCAGTTTTTGTTATTACTGAAGTTTCATAATAAAGATAAGATGGTTTTAAAAGTTCTTGAGCAATATGTTTAGTTATACCTAAAGATGGTTGAATTTTTGTTTTGTCAAAATATATTAAATACTGTATAATTCTACCTACAGTATCTTTACCTGATCCTATACGCCCATTTATACCTATAATCATATTTCAAATCTTTTTGTTAAACACTCTTTAGAAATGTCAATTTTCTTTTTAATACTCAAAAATCTTTTTAACAAATCAATCTTATTAAAATTTGTTTTTCTTTTACAAACAACTTCAAATGAAGCTTTAATTAAATCATTCATAATTAAAAAAGTGTTAGTTGTGAATTAATAACAGAATTTGGTAATATAGATGCTGTTTTTTCTATCTTTTCTATTTCTGAATAAATCTTTTTAAGATAATAACTTTCATTTATATCATAATCTTCCCATGATTTCATTTCAGACTTATTAAATATAGTTTGCAATATACTACCACTCTCCAATTGGATTTCTCTACCATCAGGATTACATTTAATTAGCTTTACACCCTTATTAGATATATAATACCTAATAAGTTTTTGTAATCTTTCATTGTAAAACACTCCATCTTTTACATATCTTTTTTCAAAGAACCAATTACCTTTTAGCTTTGCACCAGCACAATAATCAAAGATTTCAGTATTGGATTTCAAATAATCTGCAGGATCTATACCATGTATAAAATATGCATATATAGCTTTTGGTATTACTAAAAAAGATTTGTTCTTATGGTATGGTAAATTTTCAAATTCAAATCTACCTTTGCATTTGGTTTCACCATTTTTATACACAGCAATGTAATTATTAACATCGCCTATAATCATTTTGCTATACTCTACAGTTTCTAACTGAAGATTTGTCAATATTTCCCATTCTTTACAAATATCATAGAAAAGACTTTCATCTTTTTTGTCAATCATAAACTCTAAACCATCTGTATTTTGCATAAGTGGTTGAGAATTTGGTATTCTAGTTGAAATCATCTCATATAACATAGACAATTGCAACTGACCATTGACAGTAATTTTAAATGTAAGTTCTGGATCATACAAGAAAGAGTTTTGTTCTTTGCTTAAACCATATGTTGAATTAAGAATAATCTTAAAAAGATAATTCAAAGGATCTTTTTTAGAATACTTTTTTCTTTCTTCAAAAAACCATTCATACAATTCACAAAAATCATCTTGATTTAAATGTGCAGGAGACCACCTGTTTCTTATAGCAAGATTAGGATAAAATGATGTAACGTCAGCAGATAGTATTATTCTTTCATCAGTAGACTCATATATACCAGACTTTATACAACCATGTAAACCACCTAAACCATAATCTGTTTTAACACCTTTATGTATCATACTATACTTTGGTCCTTTTTCTACAACATCATTATTAATTTTAGTATTAACAATCAAGTTTTTAAACCAGTGATGTACAGAATTAAACTCAGGTGTTTCAAAACTAATACTTGGCAGTATTATGTTTTTAATGTTTACATTATCTCTAAAAGTTCTAAGATTTCTAATCTCTTTTTTAGGAATATTAAGCTTTTTTGATAGAAAATATAAGAATATTTCTTTAGATATTCTTGGCTCACTTGCACTAAATAAATTCACTTCATACTCTGCACTAAGCTTTGCACGCAAATTTATTTGACTAATCATAACCCTTTCACCTTTCTGATCTGTTGTTAGAAAAATGTTCTTGGTAGATTTAACGTCATTAATACAGTAATTAATAATATCTTCTAGTTGTGAATCAGTAAGAACTGGTTCAGAATGATGGTGAGGCATCTCTTCTACATTAAACCAGTCCATACTGTATTGTATCCACTTTAAAGAACTTCTTTTGGCTGCGTTATCCCAATGATTCAATTTGAATATATCTACACAACGTATAGATAATTTAAATTCAGGGTAATCTAAAAACTCACCAGCAGAACTTCTTTCTATAACATAATTAGCATAGTTTGATAGAGTAGCTGTTAGATCATCAGTGTCTAACTCTAGCAATTCTCTTTGGTTTTGCAATATGAACTCCGTGAGTTGAGCGTCAAATGCTAAATTATTATAACCAAAGTGCCAATCATTGTTTTCTATATTTTCTTTAAAGAATTTCAGTAATTTAGGTAAATCATTAACATTTCTATTAATAACAAATGTTTTAAGTGAAGAACTGTTTAAATCAATAAACACAGCTACAAAACAATTTACTATTGTTTCATAGTCCATTACCCAATACCTTCTATCTCTCATCTCATAAATTTTTGTCAAATATAATATTTTCCAAAAAAGTATCATAAAAATCACCACAACAATATTTTAGTAATTTTATCATATCTTCTGGATTCTCTATATAATATTCATAGTAATTGTCTGTTATTACTTTTTCTGTAGGAACATTATATGAAGCAGTGCTTGTAAACATATTAGGTATAGACTGTAAGATAGATAAATCTTTAGGTAAATATTCAACACCTTGTTTGTGCTGTTTACTTATTACAACTAATATGTTTGTAGACTTGTCATAAACTATTTCATTAAAAGGACAGTCGTTTGTTAATGAAATAACTCTAAATGAATCATATTCACCATCTTTGCACTTATAGGGCATCATCATACTCATAATTCTTCTTTCAATTTGTAAATAAACATTTCTTTATCCTCATCATAAATATCACAAAGCTCACCTGTTTCTTTTAGTAACTCAATGTCAACTTCTAATATTTTTGCATATTTGTCAAAATATAAATCAGGATATAAATATGATTCAATAAACACCCATTCAGGTGTATGTACTCCAAAGTAGTTTGCTAAAACATCTTTTGACTTTTTAGTAAACTTTGAGTATTTTCCATTAATAAATTTATCATATTCATTTTTAAATTTACTCATGTCAAACACATACATAATATGCTCTGTGTCAATCACTTGAGTAAATTCTAAACAAGAATGATTAATCAAATAAGTCTTTTCATAAGTTAACCACTTTTCATCATTTTCTATTTTATAAATACAAATTAATTTATAGTCACTTATGGTGTACTTATCTTTAATTGTCAAATATGTAGATACTGGCTTATAATTATAAAATTTATTCTTGTGTACTTTTAACAAAGGATACAAGAATGTGGTTGATTTTTGAAAATATTTTCTATAAATATCTTTCATTATATAACAATTTCATTGTTAATTAATAGTTCATAAGGTAAACTGAAGTTTTTATTATCAAAATGATATACAGCTTGTTTAAGACACTCATCTGTTTGAGTTAACCATTTCTCTAATGTTTCTTCTGTTACTCTTATAGGAGCAATCTGTGTGTAATTATCCACTATAATAAATCTAAATTCAAATTTATAATCATTATATTCTGGTAAAGATAAATACACACCTTTTACAAGTTTGTAATACATTGCAGTTTGCATCCAGTAGTTATAGTATTCAATACTATCTTTAAAAGACTTAATATCTTTTGATGTTGTTTTTAAATCATTAACACGTATTACTTTGTTAGAATGATCTATAACAAGATTGTCAATAAAACCTCTTAAACCAAAAGGTAAATTTTCTGGAAAACTTGCAAGTTCAATTTCATTAAACACCTCAATATTAGAAGTAAACTCAGGCTTTACAAAACCCATTATCTCTAATATATTGTTGTTGTTTTTAATCTGTTCTACAATTTCTTTTGCATAATCATAAGTCTGCTGATCAACATTTATTTTATTTTGAGAAGTCTTTAAATACTCCCAATAACTTACATGTTTAGGAATTATGATTTTTTCAATACGCTGTTGATCAGTTTTTAAACTCTGATACAGATTCATATCTTTTAAAATATCTAAAATTGCAAAACCAAAATGCTCTAGATCACATCTAGGATCACCTTGTTCTTTTAATTCTGAATAGTGTACAAAAAGTCTATGCAATACTTCTTTTGGATTATCACTTGGAAAATCAGTAGCCATTAACACATATTCATTTTCAAAATCTTCAGGATTTAACAGTAAACAATGAATAAGCTTACCTTCTAAAGCAGCTTTATCAGTGGTATCATCTCTCTGATTAAGTATATAATGCATATAAAATAACTTAGGACTAAACATAAGCTTGTTTAATCCTGAATATGACATCATAAAATCTTTACTAAAAAATTCATCTTCACGCTGAAAAAGCTCTGACATTGAAGGCATTTTAAAATTCTTCATAATTAACAATTTTCTAAATCTTTACTAAAATATTTACCTAATATATTACCATTATAACTATTCTTACCTAAAACATCATTGATTACTTGGTGCTTTAGCTCACAATAGTTTAGATATTTTTTGGTACAACAGAACTCAAGTATTTCACGTTTGTAACTTGACTCACCTAATCTTAATACTTCTTCTGATAGTTCTTTACAACTACCCCAATAAGTCTTCCAATTAGATTCTTTTATAACACGCTTGACTCTCTTTCTTGTACCTGTAGCAAGCTTTTCTTTTTTAGTGATAGCAGTCTTTCTATCAGTAAATAGATTCTTTTTGCCAATGTAAAACTTACCTGTTTTAAGATTTGTAATCTTGTAAACAAAACCTATAACATGTTCATTATTAGGTATATCCTCTAAAGTTTTTATATACTTTTTAGTAGTACTTTTAATAAACCAATCATTCATATTTTATAAATTTATATTTAATTCATGATACTTTGCAATGGCTTTGTCTAAAGCAGGAATCAAAATGTAAGCAGCTTTGTTTACACCATGGTTTTTAATAATGTCACTAAAATCTTTTTCTTTAGGAATATAACAAAAAGGTATATTGTACTTTTCTAGATAATACTTCATACTTTTTATACCTGCATCATCACTATCCATATAAGTAACTACAGCACTGTAATTCTTTTTTAGATTTTTGACATACTGTTCTGATAACTTAGAGTTTTCTGAATCAGGAGCTATAACATCAACTTCTAATGTAGGAATACTCTTAATAGCCATACAATCCTTTAGAGAAGAAGTAATCACAAGATACTTTTTATTTTCAAGCTGATCTTCACCTTGAATATAATTGTCAACCTTTGTGAATTTTCTTTTGCTCAAAGGCTCATACACCTTATAAATAGTATCATTTTTATCAAAATAACCATATATATAAGCATGCTCACTTACAAAACATTCTGTTGTTATTACATCATCTACGACTTTACATAGAGTATAATTCTTCAGTGGTTTTACATTGTATTTTTCTAATAGGTCACTACCTATATTATACTGCAACCAGTATTTAGAATCACCAACTGTCCATGTTCTAACTTCATAATTAGTGATAGTCCATTTAACATAATTGATTATAACATCTTTAGCTTTAGAAGAATCATAAGCCATGTAATCCTCAATTATTTTTTTACATGTTTTGCCAAAATCTAAATTCCACAAATAAGACATCAAATTTTCTGCAGAACCTTGATTACCTGTAGAGAAACATTTGTATTTATATTTCTTATTTTTAACATCATAATACAAATACATAGAAGGGTCTTTATCTTTTAAATTGAAAAGACTTTTCATTTTGTAATTTTGACCATGAAGTTGTACAGGCAAGTCAAGATAATACTCAAAAATCCATGTGCTTGGAATATGAGTTACATCAACTACAAAATTATTTAAACTAAACATAATACAAATTTATAAAAAAAGAAGTGGGCTTTTACACCCACTTTCTTTCCTCTTTTAACAGCCACGTTAAAAATTTAATTATGGTAAATGCAAATCATTTACATTACTTTCAAATATTGGTGCTGATTCCTGTGCAGGAAAAGCAGGTTTAGTTTCAAATATAGAATTACTTACAGGAGGTGCAAAATTTGGAATTGACTCTGAGTTTGCAACAGATTCAGCTGATGCTTTTTTTTCATAAACATGCACTGATTCATCAAATTCATAAAATTTTGTAGGATTATTCTCATCAGAAAAAGCAAACTTACCATCTGTACGCTTTGGTAAAAATAATGAATAGTTAGGATATGTAGATCCTTCTTTGTAATATTTTTGACCACCAATTGTAAACCAGTAACGCTTGTTCTGTTTCTTTAAGAAAACTCTAATCTCTGCAACTAAATCTTCAATAGACTCTACAGTAACATTTTCAGCTTTGAAATCTTCAAGTAGATTCAATTGCGTTAACATTGTACCCAAGAAAGTCTGAATACTTTTATCTCTAGAGATTGGTTTACCTTCATAAACCCAATTCTTAAAACCATATTGGTTAGCTCTTACATTAGCCACTTGACCTTTGTAATTACCTTTAGATGCATCTGTTTTAGATACAGGTAAACCTTGGAAATCTTCACCCATATCCTCACCTTCTAGAGTAATAATCAAATTGTATTGCTCAGGATCATAAGGTGGTTTTTCTAATTTCAAATCATGAATCAAACAGTTATAAGTACCTGGTAACAAAATTTTAGAAATGTAATTTCCTTCTCCTTTTTCAAAATCGTTTAAACTAAACATAGTAATTTAAAATTTAAGTTAATAATTAATCAATATAAATATCATTCCAATGGGTAACAAGATTACCTTTTTCATCATATTCAGAAACAACAATTTCTTTGTTTCTTAAATGTTCAGGTCTTGCACCACATAAGATAGTGTCTTGAGTTTTGAAACTCAAAACATTTTTGTCACCTTTTCTAACAAGATAACCAATTGCGTCAGCTTTTGAAGTGGTAAAATGTTTAAGTTTACCTGTAAGATTAATATCTAAAACTTCAAAAGTAGAACCATTCTTTTCTAACATTGTATCCTTAACGTGTCCTAAAAATATAGTAAAAGGAGCCAAGCTTTTAATTCTTTTGATGACATCTTCAAAAGCCATTCTTAACCATGGATAACCTGCACCCATTGCCATGTTTAGGATGCTACCATGTTTTGCTTTACCTTCTGTATACCAGTTTTTACCCATAGGCGATTTAGAATACAAGTATTCTGCATATGGTACACACATTTCTTCCAAAGAAGTAATAGTATCAATAGCAACATATTTATAAGGTTTACCTGCTTTAATAATAGCAGCTTCAATGTTAAATATATCTTCAATGGTCTTAGCTTTAATTTTTAAAGCGTTAACATAATCACTACCATCTTCTGTGTCAATCAAAAGACAATTATCCAGTTGTGATAATAAAGTTGTTTTACCCACTTTTGGTTTACTAAAGATAAGCAAACTCTTAGGGCTTTTTGTCAATGCTGCAGTCACTGCAGTTGGTAATTCAATAGTGTTTGTAGACATTACTTATTGTATTTAATTAAGTTATTTAACCATTTTTTATTAGAGAGTGGTTTATTGTGAATAATACAATAAATATCTCTTATTGTCATTTGAGCATAATGGGCATCATCAAGCTCTTTAGTTTCACTGATGTCAAAATCAGATCCACTTGTAGTAGGTTCGCTAATCTCAAACAATCTAGAGTCAATAGTTTTACCTACAACAGGTATCTCAGGACCAAGTTCTTTAACATTTGCACTAGACACTTTTACCATATTAGAAACTCTTACAGCATATGATGGAACAGGTAATGGTGTACCATCATTCTTTTTAGTAATTTCAATATAGTTATCACTGTCTAATCTCCAATGAGGATTATGTTCTAATTTGAACAATACTCTCTCATTTGTAAAATAATACTCTTGTTCCCAATCAAATAGTTCTACATAAATGTCTTGACCATTTGATAACTCATTAGCAAAAAATCTTACACATAATGTTTTTGAACCATCAACAGATTCAAATTCACTACCTGTATAACCTAGTTTTGAACAAAAAAATGGTTTTGTAATACCTAAACTTGCAAAATAAGTATCCCAATAGGGTTTAAATTCATTTGTAATCTCAGTAATGTGTTTCTTTTTACTTAATAAATCTGACATAATAATTTAATTTTAAAATGATTTTTTAATATATGTATCAGGAATATCTGATTCTAAAATTGTCATCTTTGCATATTCAGCTCTATACCACTGAATACCAACTTCACCAAATCTGTTTTTAAGGATATGCATAGCTAGCAAATATTTATCTGTAGGTTTTATAATAAACTTCTGTGGTCCATACAATTGTAAATTGTATTTAGCAGGTCTATTATAAGCAATCATAACATCTGCACACTGCAATAGGAAATCTGATCCATAAACATCAGCTTCTGTAGGAAAGTTAGATAACTGTCCTGGCTTCTGACGTTCAGAATCATCAATCTCTCTATTAAGCTGCGTTAATATTAAGAAAGTAACAGGTAATTCATTCTTGAGTTCTGTTAATAAAGTAGCTAAATTCTGTAATGTAACCTGTCTATTACTCTCTGTACTGCTTTGCTTTACTAACAAAGTGTGATCTAAAGTAACAACAAAAGGTTTGTTAGTCTGTTTATGAAACAATCTAACAGTGTTCCCAATTTCATTTACAGTTAAGGCTTTATCAACAATAAACTCATTTCTTGATGATTGTTTAGCTGCATAATCTTTTAATTTGTCAAAATCTGCTTTTGTCATTTCTGGCATACCAGGGTCTTTTGCAGATTGTAAAAACCTAATATTCATATTGTTTGCAGCAGATAACTCTCTAAGCGCCATGTTTCTACCTAACATCTCAAATTGAAAATGTAAAACAGAAAAATCTTGTTCAGAGTTAATCTTCTGCAACTCTCTTGTCAATGATGCAGCAATAAGTGTTTTACCAACACCAGGTCTAGCAGCAATTACATACAGTGACTGCCACTCTATACCATTTAAACCAATAGAATTAAATTGATCCCATTGTGTTTTCAAAGATTTAATAGAACCTGTTGCTCTTGAATGAATGTAAACAATACCATCATTCATTACATCTCCATAATGTTTCCATGGAAACTTTCCAGTCATAAAATTGTCATTAGATTACAAATATACTAAACTTTTAAAGTTTAAAAAAATCTTTACCAGACAATTTGTAAAGATTTATTTTGGAATTTCAGTGCTCTGTTTATGTCATTAAAAACATCACTACAATTCCATTTTTCTGCTTTGACATATGCAGCAGAAGCAGGGTGAGAACATGTAAGTATTACAGTATTATTCAAAACATTATCAACTAAGTCAGTTAGTTCTTGTGCTTTTTTACCCATAAATACCCATACATATTCTTTATCCTTAGCGTTTAAAATATCAACAAGATACTTTATAAATGGATCCCATATGTCATAATGTTTTCCAATTTTTCCTATTTCTGTTGTTAATGCTGTATTGAGCATTAAAACACCTTGATTTGACCATCTCTTTAAATCAGGATCAAAATCTTTAATTTCTTTTTTACCTTCATACACAGTGTCACTTACTGCTTGTAAAATATACTTTAAAGAAGCTTCAGGTTTCTTTGTGTTACCACAAGAAAAAGCAATACCATCAGCCACATTTATCTGTGGATAAGGGTCTTGACCAAACACAATAACTTCTAATGTGTCTATAGGACATTCCATAAATGCTCTAAACACATTCTTTAATGGTGGTGTAAAACGCTTGTTATCATTTACACATTCTTCAAGCGTTTTAATAATATTGACAAAATCTTCTGATAATAAAAACCCTTTTAATACATCATGCCAACCAGAAGGTTTTAGCATTTCATATAATTTAAAAGCATAATCTTCAGCTGTTAATTTTGTTGTTGTAGACATTTTTTTTACATTTGTTAAAAATTAATAATCATGGATACTACTGAAAAAATGAAAGTTTTAAAAAAGGATGCTGTAATCAACATTCCTGTAAGTACTAATTTTCATCTGCGTATGTTGCAAGTTGCTGCTTATTTAACAGAAACAAAAACTCCTGAAGAAATGAATGAAATCAACAAACAACTTGCAGATGAAAATGTAACTGATCCTTTTGTTGCTTCATTACAAACCATTTACATCTTTTGTAACACGTTTAAAAATGAAGCTCTTGAGCAAAATGCTTTTGAAGAAAAAACAAAAGAAGAGTATGATGAGTACATCAAAACTCTTATGCATGAAGATTTATCTTCTGATTAAAGATACACGTTCATAGATTGTCCCAATATAATACACTCTTGTATAATATTTGACATCTCTTCTTTGCTAGCATCTTTAAAACTTTTAACATCAAAGGAAGCAGGATCAACAAATCCTGCTTTTACTTTTATGATGTCTTTCATCTCATCAAGTGTATAGCCTGTGTGTTTTGCTAATTCATTTAGCATAGCATGTATCTTTGCTAATTGTCCTGCAGTTGCATGACTATTGTCAACTATTTGTGTAAAATAACTTTCTACAACATCTCCCTCTTTTAAACCTTTTGTAAACAAATCATATTTTGTTAAATCTTCAGGATTTAAATATGTAAGTTTACCATCTTTGCAAATAAATTTAACGCTTGTACTGAACATTTACATATGATATTTTTGATTGATCTAAATCTTTAAGTGCATTATTTACCCATTGTGCATCTATTGTATTTTTATAAGCTAATATGTGCACAATAGCCTCTTTATCAGGACTTAACCTCAATAACCTACCTAATCTTTGATTGGTCTTTCTTTCATTGCTATAGGCATGTAAGATTATACCATACTTTAGATCAGGTATGTTTACACCTTCATTTAATTGCTGTACAGAAGACAGACATTTAATATTACCAAGTTTAAACTGCTCTAAGTTATATTCACTATCAGGATTTTTACTGTGATAACTATTAGGACAAAGTTTATCTGACTGCTCAGTTGTGTTACAAAAGATAATACACTTATCATCTATACTATTTAACAGATGCTCTACATATTTTTCTTTTGTGTGATATTGCATTAAACCCTGCATTCTAGATATTCTTAATGTATGAATATTCTTATAGCCTGTGTAATTTTCTATCTTATCTGTCCAATATCTGTAATGTTCTTTCTCTGAAGTGTAAAAACCACCTTTGTTAGTTTTAACAAAAAATGTTTTAGTATCAGCTAACTCAAGAAGATGTACAACAATTTTGTAATCATTTAAGATATTATCATCTATAGCATCATCTGTTATATAAGTGTATACAACTGGACAATATCTATCAACCATTATACCCTTTTCTGAATTAGAATATCTAGGTGGCGTACCTGTTAATCCTAATATTTTACCAGAAAAGAAAGACAAATAAAAATCATGCGTATAAAGAAGATTGTGACACTCATCTAGAAATATACAATCATAATCATTAGATTGTTTTTCTAATGATCTATATGTAGAAAATGTAATATGCTCTAGTAAATGCTCTAAGTTAAATTTAACTGCTTCTTCTTTCCAACTTTGTATAATTGTAAGCTTTGGAGAAACTACTAAAAACTTTCTAAACCCTTCTTTATAAAGATTGTCCATATGCTGTAAGCCAATAAGCGTCTTACCAACACCCATGCTTACAGCAATTGAACATCTATTATGATTTTTAATTTCTTCTAAACAACTATTTTGTATCTGTTCTCTTGTTTGAACTTCTCTTTGTTGTTCCATCAACCTTTGTTTTGTTATAAGATCTTCTCTTTGGCATCTCTGTTTTAACTACCTCAACATCTTGTACATTAAGTTCTTTTAAAACTTTTACAAACTCGTCATGATCTTTTTTGTCTACCCAATATATATTGAGTAATAACTTGTTCATAAACTTAATAAAACTGCTTGGTTTTTTCTGTGACCACAAAATTAAACCAGCTCCTCTTACAGCATCATCATATGATTCTGCACCAATAATGTAATAACCTACAAATTTCTTGTTACTCATAATCATTTAATCTATTATTTGAAAAACCTAATTGTTTTGCTTCTATAGGATGAAGCTCTATCCATGAATGACATGATCTGCATACAGCTAACCATGTACTTTTATCTAAATAATACTCTCCTCTACCTTTTTTATGGTGGACATCTGTTGCTTGTAATGAACAATCATTTAGCTTTGCTTGACATCCAGGATTAGTTTCTAAAAACTTTCTTCTTAAAACCATATAAGTTTGATCTAAAGCTGACATTTTATCAGATTTAGACTTTATAGACTTTATAGGTTTTAAAATAGGAGTTTTTGTATTAGACAAAGATTTTTTTAACCAGCATTGTTTACAGTACTTGTATCCATTGTGGTTCTTCCAAATGACTTGCTCTGTATCACATTCATTGCAAATCTTCTTTTTTGCATTTAGCATTTACTGTTCTAGATTATCGTAATCTATAAAATCATCATCAAAGATTTTTTCTTCAGGATCTATATCAGTAAGACATTCTAATTCATCATCTTCATATTCTTCTTCTAAGTCTTCAATTTCACTATTTGAAGGACCATGTCGAAGTACACTGTACATAAATGGATCATTAAATTCTTCACCACAGTTAGATGCAATCAAGTTTTTTAGTTCTTGATCAGTCATTTTAAGATATTGCTCTGTTGATAACTCTATACATTTACCATTTGGTAACTGGTATATCATTTTAATAAAACTTTAAAATTGTATACTAAATTAAAATAAATATTAGAACAATATACCAGTATGTTAAACTCAATTATAAAATATAAGTACTATAAAGCTATAAATTTGCTTCAGCAACGTATTCATTTAGAAATTCTGCAAAAGAATACGTTTTATTGTCAAATTTTTTATTAATCATATCATATTTTGATATATAAATTGTTTGTTTGACAATATTGACAACTATTAATAATGATGCAGAATAATATTCAACAGGACCAATTCCATAACCTAACTCTTCATCCCATTCATCTTTAGGAATCATGTTACAAAAAATCATTCTAGCAAAATAATCTGCATCATCCCATCTAATATTCTTTGAAAGTACTTTCCATAATACATTTAACAGATTGTCTCCATTTTCATGACTATACAAAAAGACACTACCAAATTGACTTTTGACTTCTATTTGACCACTATTAATATTTACATCCATTAGCATAACTAATTAGTACTACCAAAACCACCTTCTCCACGTTCTGTAGAAGATAGTTCTTCAACTTCTTCAAATTCGATAGCAGGGTAAGGAAGAATTAATAACTGACCAACTCTGTCTCCAACATTATATACACCTCCTGATTCTAAGAATCTAAACTTTAACATGATTGATCCTCTATAACCAGAGTCAATTACTCCTACAGAATTAGCAAGATTTAATCTTGTTTTGCTAACAGAACTTCTTGGGAACAATAATCCTACATGACCTTCAGGTATTTCTACAGCAAGTCCTGTATCATATGTCACCATACTGTCATCTTCATTCCAACTTTCGCTAATAGCAGTAAGATCTAAACCAGCATCACCTGCTTTAGCATAGACTGGAATGACTGCATCTGGATGTAATTTTTTGATTTTAACTTTCATATTTTCAATTTTTAATTAATTGTAAAATTAAGAAATATTA